CTCAGTTACGGTATAGCCAAGGGCGGGGTTTGCCATTGCCCAATAATTACGGTTGTGTATGTCAGACCTTGCTTGTATTGGTGCGGAATACTCCCAAAAGCCAAATGTAGGACTTGGATACTCTAAAGCCTTTTCTCTAAGCGTGTTAAGACTTTCGGAAAAATAATCACCTGCATTGCTAGTAAACAATGTTTGGGAATTTGGTCTTGCTCGGGTCGTCGGTACAGCTGCTTTAAATGCTTCAGGTGATACATCTCGTAATTCATCAATGTAAAGGAAATCACAGGTCTTGCCGCGACTGCCATCTGAAGTTGCCGCAACAATCTCATAGCGTGCGCCATTAAGTAATGTGATTGATTCTTGACCGTTTGCGTATCTAATCTGTCTTATCTGTTTTTTTAAAAAGTCATTATCCTCAATAGTGTTAGCAACTTGCCGAAATGTATCTAATGCCATGTTTCTGTTTGAAGACATAGCCAAAATGTTCTTTTCCCCAAATAAGAACAGACCAGCCAAGATACGCATACGAGCAAGGTGCGTTTTTCCTGATTGTCGGCTAACAAGCACCAAATTACTCTTTTTGACGAACATGTTGTTTTTATCAACGGTTAACATGTCACTTAATACATAATGCTGCCAAGGCAACAAAGGCATACCGATTTTTACAGCTAGTTTAGCAATCTCATCAACTCTTGACTTGCCTTTAGCTGTGGGGGTTTGCAAACGCGGTTTTGTACTTCCTAACAGCTTCTTTTTCGTCGCCCCTCGTTGCGCTGGTTTGCGCTTGGCTTTTACAGGTTTCTCTTGGCTACTCATGGCTTTTGAAAAGGTGAATCAGGCTTTGTGGCGACCGTCGCGGGGAGAGAACGGTCTGGAAAGGCAGGGGGGGTAGAATCCGACCTAAAAAAAAGGGTATTTGCACCTTTTGCGCCTTTTAATTGGTTGCAACGACGACAGCACGCGACAAGATTGTCTTGGTCAAACATGCTTCCGCCACTTACTCGGCTTTGAATGTGGTCAACTTGGTCAGCTTCTTTTCCGCAATATGCGCAACAATAACCATCACGAGCCAAGACCCTAAGCCTTACCTCTTTCCATCTACCCGAACCAAGTGCTGCTTTACTCAATGCCACCCTTTAATCTTAAAGTGTTGTAATGCTTTACACGCATTAGTATAGCCATTGGTATCAACACCATACCTATGAAACAGATAATCAAGACCCCAATCAATTTGATGATAACCATTAAGAGTAGATAGATACTTGCTCTTACCTTGTGGAATACCATAGTGACTACCGTTCTGAGCATTGGGATTCCATGCGCTTTCTTTACCATACAGCTGTGACAAACATTTGAATTGTTTATTACTTTCTATTTTTAGAAGTGCATACTCTTTATATGAAATCATGGTTACTGGTTTGTACTGATACGCAGAAACGGAATCAATTTTTTGAAAGACAATGCTAATTATCAATAAGCATACAGCTGCCCCAATAACTATAAGCAACGAACTCGCTAGCAATCCGCTAAGGCGGCTAGCGTTCGCGCTCTTAGGCGCGTCGCTTGCTGATAGTGTACTGACCATGTCAATAACCTTCACCATAACCGCAGGTCAGACGGCAAGTCATATTGAAGTCCAACCAATATACACAGCATGTGGATTGTTTTCTAACCATTGCTGCCTCAGCTTGTTTTGATAAGCCCAATCAATATTGCGGTCATTATCCGTATCCTTCAACCCAGTCGTGTTTACAATTGTTGCAGTCATGTAGATACTCCCTACCTGCTTTGATTGTGTTTGTGTTATACCCTAGACACTCAGGGCATTGGTCTTTTTGCATGTGGAACAGTTGCTACTCTCTAACTTCCATGCCCCACATTTAGAACAACGGACAACTGATTTATCAGTCATAGCCTCAATTCTAGCCTTTACGCCTGTATTCTCGCACTTGACACACATAACAACGACATGTTCCTCACCTGCGTCAAAGCCCGCCTTTTCATAGAACAGCATAGGTTTGCCACATTTATTACACTTAAATACCCATGTCAGGTCAGACAAATGCAACCCTACATAGGTTATCTACTGTTATGAGATAACCTTTTGTTGAATACTCTGGACGGTTCATTTCTTTGAATATGCCATAAGTCTTTACAGCTAGTTTTATCTTGTCTGTGGGAACTGTTATCAATATGTCCTCAAGGACAAATGACCAATGAGTTGCCTTTGTGACTGTAATGCCTGACCAATACCATTCTTGTCTGACATCTGACCAGCAATCTGTTTCAATGTATAAATTGCCTGTGTCTTTCCAGCGTCTATCACGCTTAACCTCAACTGTTTCAATTGGTGCGGTCAAAAGGGAATTGGCTGCAACCTCACCCTCTTGACCAAACCTCAAGTCCAAATCCCAGTCGGACTTATCACCCATGATGATTTAACTCAATATGGTTAATGCAGCCACAAGCCACGCATTTCTTAATGCCATCAACCGTTATCAATCTTGGGTCATTGCACATTTCACAACACTCAGACATTGGCACAATATCTAAAACCACGCCTTCATCTGTAAAAGTTGCTCTCATGCCAGTTGCGTCAATCATTTCCATGTCACCCATTTTCGGTGTCCTCAAAATACCAATGCCCGTTAGCTGTGACTTTAGCCCAAACGGGTGGACAAACTGATTGAGCGCAAACATAACCATAATAAGGTTTCTGATTTTTGGCACTCACACCCTCTTTATGTATATGTCCATGTTCGCAAGCAATTGGTGGCTTCGGTGTTGAGTTTGGTAACGCGTCAACAACATCTCCAACACTCCAAGGAATTGGCTCTTTGTTGATGGCAGCCTTAACTTCAGGGGTATCAAAAGAAGTTCTCAAAACTTCCTCTACCGCTGCGCTACGACTGCCAACTGCGCCATACCTAGGTTTAAATGGCACAACTTTTTCCATTTCTGCTCTATTAGCTCTTGGGGCTTTATTACCGTTTACAGTAGTTGAATACTTAGGCAAACCTGTATTGGTTATTGCTCTTGCATAAGCTGAGGTTTCTGCTTTCTCAACTGCAAATTGTGTTTTTAGGTTTTCACCTGAAAGACCATAAACCCAAGGGTGTGGGTCAGCCCAATTTCTATACAGTTTTACAGTTACAAAAACCATGCCGTCAACTACTCTTTCAAAAGACTCTTGACGCATGTCAGGATTATCAGCTGCAAAAAGTTCAATTCTTTCCTCAGCAGTCATGTAGTTTTCTAAATCAAATGCCATCATTTTCACCTCTCATTTCTCTAACAATTTGGTGGTAAATGATTCCGTATCCAAGCAAATCTCGGAGTGAGTCGTCATGGTTACTTGTTTGACTAAGGCGTGCGACTTTGACGAGCAGCATTGCCATTGCGACCTGTTCAGGCGAAATGTAAGTGTCCAAATAACCTGACCAGAGTTCGCTAATTCGTCGGTGATTTTCTCCCGCATTTCCGTAAATATTGCCTCGGTCTGTGAGTATGAGTTGGACTTCATCAAAAATTTCCTCAGTTCTTTTCATAGTCAAACACCTCGTCTGATTTTTTCTGTATGTTGGTTAATCGTCTATGAGATTCCCAACCAATCGCCCTGCCTCTCCAATAACCGCTGTTATAGGATTCGCGTTTTAGCAAATTAAGTGCGTATGCAATCAACCCAGTAGCAATCATGAACCACAAAACTGTAAGTCCGTTGATTTTCATGATTTAACTCCTGCACCATACCAAGAACCTGAGTAATCGGTTGTAAAGCAATATTGGCTTATTGATTCATCATAAGAAATGCTGTAATCAAAGCCTTGCTGATTAAGATATTCTGTTGCCAATAAAGCTGAGGCATAGTTTTCAGTCCAAAAAATGAACTTATGATTCCAATTGATTGTGTCCTCAAATCGGAACGCTTGTTCTTTCCAATCTGCAATTGAGTTCCACTCCATTTGAGTTTCTGTCAATCGGTCAAAATCGTTAGCTGTTAGTTTCATCTTTTCCTTTCACACCAAGTTCCGTTAACTTAGATAATGAAAGTGTGAGGCTTGGGGCTGACATTTACAAGCCCAACTATGCTCATGTTCTATAACGCTTTTGTTACAATAAACCTGACTCGTCTATGGCGTCAATCTGTTCATCAATGCCTCTAGGCTCGTAATCGGTCTGCCTACCCATACAGCTTGCCTTCAAATATAAATGTGCCGTTATTGATTGGAATAGGAATTACCTGCACTTTACGGTCTTTAACATAAGCAACTGCGAATCCTTGCTGCCAATTGGCATAACCCCTCGTGTAAGCCATACCGCTTGAGGCAAGGTCAACTAAATTTCCGACCTCTAACCCCCACACAGTACGCCCTAATTGACCCCTAGAAGCCTCTGTGAAGGCGGCTAACCCTAGTCTGTGAGTGTGTCCACAGACCACGCTCTTTCCCAGCCTTCTAGCCCCGTTTAAGGCTGTTTGT